ATTTCCGCTATTAACTGTTACTGTATGACTTGAGTTTGTTACAGTGCCAAATGATAAATTTCCACTTCCGTCAGTCTTTAGAATCTGACCTTTAGATCCGTCAGCGACTGGAAAAGAATACGCACTGTTTACTGATAGAGTAGATGGGTTAGAACCAATTTCTAATACTGAAGTGCTATTTGATGTGTATAATCTTTTGTCAGGTATATTTAAGGCTAATTCACCAGTAGACAAGTTTCCAGTAGTCGGTAGATTTCCAGATACACTTGTCCTTTTAATTTTAATAACAGATGCCATAATAAGAACTCCTATCTAGGAAGTAAGGAAAGACAGGGGTCAACCCCCTGCCTCCTGTCTTTTAAGTCTATATAGACTTTGCTCAATATTTATTTATAAGATTTTTTAACTTACTAGTGAGAACGTACCATTAGCAGAATAGTTAGTTTTACTACCATCTGCCCTAGTAATTACTACATATCCAGGTCCACCAGAGCCATCATTGTCTCCACCACCAAGACCTGGACCTGACCCACCAAATCCATACGCGGGTGGAGCATCGCTTGGACCAGCACTAAAACCAGATGTTGCTCCTGGTGCTGCACCATCGGCACCACCCAGTGTGCTTCCAGAATTGGCAACGTAGAAAAGTTGTGAAGGTAGATTATTATCATCATCTTCAAAGTATCCTGATCCACCACCACCAGAACCATGATTTCCAGATGGTCCAGTTGAGCCACCGCCACCTCCACCATAGTAACCAGCGCCGCCACCACCATTACTAACAGTCTCTCCAGGTGGAAATGAACCACTACTTGCACCACCTTTTAATTTTCCACCATCTTCTGCATTAGGACCGTGGCCGAATGGGTAACCTTGAGCGCCAGCACCACCAGCAGATTGTGTGCCACCTAAACCACTATTATGACCACTACCACCTCTTGGTACTGGACCTGGGCTTTGTGGTGTGCCATCGCCACCAGTTGAACCACCACCCTGACCACCATATTTTCCTGGTGTACCTACGTTTGATGCGGCCGCACCACCACCGGAACCACCAATAACCACGGCAGCAGCGTGTAAGTTGTCAACATTGAGAGGTGAAAATGGTTCTGTAAACACACCTGTAAGTGCGCCACCTCTAGCGCCACCTGCACCACCGCCGATTTCTAGTTCACTAGTAATAACGGCGCCATTCTCGCCCATATCACCACCACTACCAATTAGAATATGTAGTGTCTGATCCCCTGCGATTGTGTATTGTGCAGTAGTGTAACCACCACCACCACCTCGACCCGCAGTGCTTTTACCACCGCCACCAGCACCCCAGACTTCAATAGTGATTACTTCTGGTACAATACCGTCGATTACAGTTAAGCGTCGTCTTCTTGCTCTCATGGTAGAGTCGCCACCAAATTCATTATCAGGTACACTATATGAACTTGATGTATATCTGGCATTGCCTTTTGTGACACGAAATTCATCAATAAAGCCAGCAAATCCTGTGCTATCTAGTGGTCCTCTGCCAACGCGAAGAGCATTACCACTTAAACCGGAAGTTGCGAATGTGCCTTGAGCAACACTAACACCGTCTAGTGAAATTACTAGATTGTCGGATGCTCTTGAAAATGATACGAACTGCCAGGCACCTGTTGCGACTTGTGTGCCTGATGATTGAGTTAGGGCAGTTGCACCACGATATGCTGTTAGGAAAGAGTCGCTACCACTTGTAGCGATACCAAAGTTTACGCCATCAGCGGTTAGAGAAGCGATGACATTGTTACCTGATAATGTAGTTGGGTAAATCCAACCTTCAATAGTAAAGTCTCCACTTAAATCAAATTCAGCCGCTTTACCTGTTTCGATGTAGTCACCGTCACCATCAAGTTTTAAAGACCTTGTACCAAACTTTGCTTGGTCTGCACTCAAAACCGCATCACCAAAAATCTGTACATCAGCGGTATTTGCAATATCTTGAATAGGCATAATTAAGTTCCCCTATGTTTGTAAAAGAAACGATACATTAGCAGCTAATGGATCATCATCGAATGTGCCACCTTCTCTAGTACTAAATGCTCTTGCGATGTATGAATTGGTATTTGCTGTAGAGGAATTAAATGTTGCTGTATCTGTTTTTGAATTCCATGTACTACCACCTACAAAGGCAGTTGTGTTTGCATAGAAGGCAACAGATGTAACAACAGTTTGTTGTAATTGACGATCACCAAAATCGCCAGTCGTTTGTTGTAATTCGTTTGCACCATCGAACAATGTAAAGACAGAAGATGAGTTGGCAGAGATTAAACGTTCGTCTTTTACGTTAATTGCCAACTCACCTTCTTCCAATGAACCTGGCACCTGGCCTGCTGTTGATGACCTTTTTAATTTGATAATTGATGCCATAATAATCTCCCGCTAGAAAGAACCACCCTCTACTGTCGCTGCTTCAGCGGCAATAAAGGCATTAGTATTAGCAAGTGTTGCTTTGAATGTAGTAGTATCTATCTTAGCGGACAGGAGACTATTATCGACAACAGAGTTGGCAAAACCTGATACGCTTGTAACAACAATACTATCAGGAGTCAAATCTTCAACAGCGGTTTGACCTACTGATACGGCTTTCACACCACCAGTATGTACTTGAAAGATACCAGTGCCATTAGATGAATAAATTTTCTGGTCTTTGGTGTTGATTGCTAATTCACCAACCTGCAAATCTGACAGAGATGGTGTAGCACCAGCAGTCGAAGACCGTTTTAGTTTAATAATCGATGCCATATTGTCAACCCCTTTCTATTCTACAAGTTAAGGTGAGAGGAGTATAGTATACCCCTCCCACCGATTTTAGTCAAGTAGATTAGAAAGAACCACCATCGATAATGGCATCAAGTTGTGCCTGAGCATAACCTGTGCCAGTAGTATCAACAGTTACGCCTGGATCTGCCTGTAAGTCTTTGAAGACTTTGAAGACACCATCGGTGGCGTCACGGAAGATACCAGAGTACTTGGAGGTTGAACCTTCATCGTACAAGGCATAGAAACCTGTGTCAACTGCATCTGTTTGGTTATTGGATGCCAACTTGATTAGTGGGTCCATAACTTCTAGAGTTGTAGTTGAAATGTAGGTTACTTCACCTTCAACAGCCAAATTACCGTCAATATGAGTGTTACCAGAAACTGTTAGGTTTGTGCTAACTGTCATACGACCAGTATGAGCAAGTAGACCAGAAGATTCTGGATTTGCTTTGGTTAAGAAGTCACCGCTAAGTGTTGTACTCAAGTTGCTGATACGAGTGTTCGTATTAGCAAGATCACTTGCTTGCTTTGCCTCTTGAGTATCTAAAGCACTCTGTGTAGCAGTATTCAAGGCACGAATAGCAGTGTTAGTTGCTGTTAAGTTTGTATTCAACAAAGCAATTGCAACGTTAGTGTTTGCTAGGTCGCTTGCTTGTTTTGCTTCCTGTGTATCCAAAGCACTCTGTGTGGCAGTATTAAGCGCACGGATTGCTGTATTAGTACCAGTAAGGTTAGTGTTCAACTGAGCAATTGCTAAGTTGGTGTTACCAAGACCACCACCGGCTGAAGCTTGAACAGTAGCGATAAAGGCATTAGTATTTGCCAAGTCACTTGCTTGTTTTGCTTCTTGGGTGTCAAGGGCGCTTTGAGTAGCAGTATTCAAAGCACGAATGGCAGTGTTAGTAGCAGTCAAGTTAGTGTTTAACAGAGCGATTGCAACGTTGGTGTTTGCCAACTCTGCTTTAGCAGTGTTACGGTTATTAGTAATTGATGTACCATTGTTGGTAATCAAAGTACGCAAAGCAGTGTTAGTTGCTGTTAGGTTAGTGTTAACAAGAGTAACACGAGCAGCTTGTGAGGCAATTGAAGTATTGGTGTTTGCCAAATCGCTTGCTTGCTTTGCTTCTTGCGTATCCAATGCTGACTGGGTAGCAGTGTTCAAAGCGCGAATAGCAGTGTTGGTTGCGGTCAAGTTAGTATTAACAAGGTCAATACGATCTGACAACGCACCAGAGGCACCACCTTCAAGTGCTGCTAGACGAGTGTTAGTGTTTGCTAGAGCAGAACGTTCTGCGGTCTGCACTGAAGTAATGAATGC